ACCCCCTGCACGCGAGCCCGGAAGTCGCCAGCGTGACGGAACGCCGACTCCGTGACGGAACCCGCAGGCTGGATCCCGTGAGCGCCTGCGAGTTCTGCGGGGCGCCGATCGCTCGAGCGGCGACCGGACGCCCTCGCCGCTACTGCTCCGGACGATGCCGGACGGCAGCGAACCGGGAGCGGTCGACGTTCGCCCCGGCAGGGCTCGACCCGGTCGACGCGGACGCGGTTCGGGCTCTGACGGTCGAGGCGGTCGACGCGGTCCTCGCCGGGGCAGCGCCGTCGGATCCGGTCGGGCAACTCGCGCGGGCGGTCTCCGAGACCGAAGCCCTCGCCGTCGAGTACGGGCGACTTGCCCGCTCGACTCCGGCGAACCTCGCGGAGCGGTCAGCCGCGATGAGCGACCACCTACGCGCGGGACTCACCCGCCTGTTCCCCAGGGAGGATCAATGAAGGTCGAGATGGTCAGCGTCGAGAGTCTGACGCCGGATCCGGAGAACGCTCGACGGCACGACGACCGGAACCTCGACGCGATCGCCGGGAGCCTCCGCGCGTTCGGGCAGCGACGTCCCCTCGTCGTGTACGGCTCGACCGTGATCGCCGGGAACGGCACCCTGCAGGCAGCCAAGACGATCGGCTGGACGGAGGTCGCGATCACCCGCGTCCCCCGCGACTGGACGATCGAGCAGGCACGCGCGTACGCGCTCGCAGATAACCGGACCGCCGAACTCGCGACCTGGGACACGAAGGTCCTCGCGGACCAACTCGTCGACCTCGACGCCGTAGGCTGGGACGTCTCGGAGTTCGGCTTCGAGCCGCTCGAGCCGCCGACGGATCCCGGCCCGCCGAGCGACTTCCCGACCTACGGCGACGACACGCCGACGGAACACCGCTGCCCGAAGTGCGGGTATGAGTGGTCCGGGTCGTCGCGGTGAACCGAGACGAGGTCCTCGCCTCCGGTCGCTGGGAGTTCGACGAGAAGGTGACGGCAGTCTTCGACGACATGCTCGCCCGCTCGATCCCCGGCTATGACGAGATGCGCCGGACCACGACGGAACTCGCGCTCCGCTTCGCGCAACCGAACACGGCGATCGTGGACCTCGGATGCTCGAGGGGCGCCGCGCTCGAGCCGATCGCGGAAGCCCTAGGCCCGGCGTGTGTCTATGTCGGCGTCGAGGTCTCGGAGCCGATGCGGGCGGCAGCGGTCGAGAGGTTCAAGGATCGGGTCAACGCGGCGATCTATGACCTCGACCTCCGCGACGAGTACCCGAGCGCGGCAGCGTCCGTGACCCTCGCCGTCCTGACTCTGCAGTTCATCCCTATCGAGTACCGGCAGCAGATCATCGCCGACGCGTGGGAGCGGACCGTCCCCGGCGGCGTCTTCCTCCTCGTCGAGAAGGTCCTCGGGTCGGACGCGTTCGCGGACCGGACTCTCGTCGAGACGTACCTTGAGCGGAAGGGCGAGAACGGCTACACGCCGGAGCAGATCAACGCGAAGCGCCGGAGCCTCGAGGGTGTCCTCGTCCCGGTGACCGCCGACTGGAACGTCCAACTTCTGGAGCGGGCAGGGTGGGCGCACGTCGACTGCTACTGGCGGACGCTGAACTTCGGCGCCTGGATCGGGGTCAAGCCGTGACGGACCTAAGCGCGGATTACCGGATCCCGTCAATGTCCGAGGTCGCGGCAGTCCGGGGCACTAACGGCTACAAGGTCGTCTCGACGTTCTCCGGTTGCGGGGGCGCGTGCCTCGGCTTCGAGATGGCGGGCTTCGAGATCGTCTGGGCGTCCGAGTTCGTCGAGGAGGCGCGACGGACGTATGAGGTCAATCATCCGGGCGTGCCCGTCGACGGTCGAGACATACGCGAAGTCACGGCGGAGGAGATCCTCGCCGCGACCGGGCTCGAGCGTGGAGACCTCGACGTCTTCGAGGGCTCGCCTCCGTGCGCGTCATTCTCGACGGCAGGGAAGCGGGAGAAGGGCTGGGGCGAGGTCAAGGCGTACTCCGACCGCGTCCAGCGGAGTGATGATCTGTTCTTCGAGTACGCGCGACTCTTAGACGGTTTGCAGCCTCGAGTCTTCACGGCGGAGAACGTCAGCGGACTCGTCAAGGGCAAGGCGATTGGCTACTTCAAGGAGATCCTGACCGCGCTCCGGTCGTGCGGCTATGCGGTCGAGGCAAAGGTCCTTGACGCGTCGTGGCTTGGTGTGCCGCAGGCGCGTCAGCGGCTTATCTTCGTCGGGGTCCGCAACGACCTCGTCGACCGCTACGGGATCAGGCCGGCTCACCCTAAGCCCCAGGGCACGCGCTATGCGATCCGCGACGTCCTCGACCTCGCGACGCCGATCACGCTCGACCCGGAGACGGGCGAGGACATAACCCTCGACCGCTACGCGATCGGAGCAGGCTGGGACAGAACTCAGCAGGGTCAAGTGGACCGGAAGTACCTCTCCCTGGTCAAGCCTCGAGTCGCCGAACCGTGCAAGACGATCACAGCGACCGGCGGGATCGTCGGAGCCGCGTCCGTCGTCCACCCGACTCAGCGCCGCAAGTTCACGCTCGACGAGGTCCGGACCCTCTCATCCTTCCCTGCCGACTTCGCCCTGACCGGCACCTTCGCGCAACGCTGGGAACGGATCGGGCGATCCGTGCCCCCGTTCATGGCTCGAGCGATCGCCGAGACGATCCGCGACGAGATCCTCCGGAGGGTCGACCATGCCGAAGGGTAGGCCAGCCGATCCGACGCGGGCTCGACGCGGAACCGGGCACCGTCCGACCGCGTCCGAACTCGTGCCCGCTGCCGCTGCCGCGCCGGTCGTCGAGGAGGCGCCGGAGTTCGCTATCCCCGCGACCCTGCCCCCGGAGGGCCGGGAGATGTTCGAGCGGATCGTCGAGGAACTCGCGCCGCGCGGTCTCCGACCCGTCGACCTCGAGGCACTCGAGATGATGTGTCACTCCGCCTACGCGCACCGGAAGGCTCGCGAGTTCGTGGCCCAGCACGGCGTCATGGTGCAGGTGAACGGGCGGATCCTGCCTAACCCGGCGCTGAAAGTCGCGCGAGACGAGGCGAGCGCGTACACGCGGATCGCTCAGGAGTACGGGCTGACGCTCGCCGCGCGTCTCCGCCTCGGGCTTATGCAACTCGCCGGGGAGTCGATGCTCGCGTCGCTCTCGAAGGATCTCGACCGGCCCGACGTCGTCGTGCAGGTGCAGGCGTGAAGGTCCCGAAGGGCGCGAAGTATGACGAGGCACGCGCGGACCGGATAGTCCGGTTCTGTGCCCGCTACCTCAAGCACATGAAAGGCAGGTGGGCGGGTCAGCCGTTCCTCCTCGAGCCGTGGCAAGAGGAGGAGATCATCCGGCCCCTGTTCGGCATGGTCGACGCGAAGACGGGACGCCGCTGGTACCGCGAGGCACTAATCGGGCTACCCCGCAAGAATGGCAAGAGCGAACTCGCCGCCGCTGCCGCGCTCTACCTCCTCCTCGCTGACGGAGAGTTCGGCGCCGAGGTTTACTCGCTCGCGGGCGACCGGAAGCAAGCGAGCCTGGTCTACCGGACGGCAGCGGACATGGCTAAGGGCTCCCCGTTCCGGAGCGCCGTCCGGGTCTACCGCTCCGTCATGGAGGTCCCCGAGACCTCGGGGATCTACCGGGCACTCTCCGCCGACGCCGACCTGCAGCACGGTCTGAACCCGCACGCCGCGATCATCGACGAGTATCACGTGCACCGGGACGCCGAGCAGTACGAAGCGATGCGGACGGGCACGGCAGCCCGGCTCGAGCCCCTCATCCTGACGATCACGACGGCAGGACCGGAGAAGCGCGGACCCCTCTGGTCGCTTTATGAGCGCGGTGTTTCAGGCAAGGATCCGCGCCTGTTCTGCTACTGGCGGTCCGTCGAGCCCGGGACGCCGCTCTCCGACCTCGAGGCGTTCAAGCGAGCCAACCCCGCGTCCTGGGTCACGGAGGAGTTCCTCGCCGATCAGCGTGACTCGCTGCCGGAGCCCGTCTTCCGCCGCCTTCACGGGAATGAGTGGTATGAGGCAGGCGGGACGCTCTGGGTCTCCCGCGAGGCGTGGGAGGAGTGCGAGGGTCCGGTCGAGTTCGATCCCGCGCTCCCGGTCTACATAGCCGTGGATGCGGGCTCGAGGCGCGACTCGACGGCTATCGCGATGGGTCAATGGTCCGACGACGGGAAACTCAACACGCGCGTCTGGATCATGCGAGCGGACGAGTCCATCGGCTTCCTCGACTATGAGATGGTCGAGTCGCTCCTCCGGGATCTCGCCTCGACGTATGACGTCCGCCGCATCGCGTTCGACCCGTTCCAGATGGTGCCGGTCGCGCAGAGGCTCGACGGCGAAGGGCTCCCGGTCGAGATGTTCCCTCAGTCGCACGTTCGCATGGTGCCCGCCTCGCAACTGCTCTATGACCTGATCATGGAGGGCAGGATCCGACACGAAGGCGACGACGAGGTCTCGGAGCAGGTCCTCTCCGCCGGGGTCCGGGAAGTGCCGCAGGGTTGGCGGCTCGATAAGCGGGTCCGCTCGAGGTCGATTGACGCGGCGATCGCGCTCGCGATGATGAGCCAACTCGCGGAGTGGGAGCGGGCCGGGGCGGATCCTCGGGTCATCATCTTCTAGGGCAGCGGCCCCCTATCCCCCTCCTAGCGGGAGGCTCGCGACCCGCCTTCGGCGGGGTACTGGACAGCCCCTCGAGGGCGTCCGGTAGCGTTGACCTAGCGGGCAACACCGCCCGCCCGGAACGGACAGGAGCAACCCCGATGACCCGCAAGCACTACGAGACGATCGCGATCTCCCTCGGATCAAGCCTGCGCGACACGTTCAAGGAGAGCGCCGCC